GAGGTATGTTTCACGGCGCAACAGCAACAGGAAAAGTGATCAAAAGCTTTTTATCAATGAGCAACTCTGCGACCGGGTTACCGATGCCGATGATTCTTTGTGATTATCTGCTTTACTATCCATTTATTGATGAAGGCACTACGGACGCTCAGACATTAACCAATTCTGTTACCCTTCCTAGGTACACCGACGGAAAAGGTGTTCAAGTAATGGCTATATCCGTTGCCGCTCGTACTGGTGGTCAGTCGTTTTATTTCACGTACACGAATCAAGACGGAGTATCTGGAAGAACTTCACAAACTGTTGTGCAAAATACAGCAACGGCAATAGGGACGATAGTTACAAGCGCGACAGCTACTCTGAATAGTGGAGGCCCATTTATTGGACTTCAAAATGGTGACACTGGTGTGCGATCAATAGAATCTGTTACAATGCTTGGTGCTGATGTTGGGTTGTTTACTCTTGTTTTGGTAAAGCCACTTTTTACAACTCAATTATTGGAGCAAACCGCGCCAACGGAAGAGAGTCTTTTTGTTGAAAAGGGATCGATTCCTTCAGTTAGTGATGATGCATATTTAAATCTGATAGCAATGCCGAACGGATCTCTAAGCGGCGTTAGTTTATTTGGAATGATACAAACAAATTTTACTTAGGTGGATTTATGGCAGGTTTTTCCTCGATGGATGATTTCATACAAGAAGTTTCGGCAAACGGGAAATTTTATCGTTCTGACTGGAACAAGAACTTTTTACCAACAACTGCGGCGGCAGCGGGTGAATGGCACTGCTTAGCAAGGGGTGGTGGGTTTCCTGGAGCAGACGCACTTTATAACACTGGTACAAACTTATTATTTCAGCCAACTTCGTTCTCAACAACGAACGCCACTGGAATTCCACACGGTGGAAACGTAACTCCTGATTACAAGCACATCGTGAACGCTAGCGCATATAGTGCTGCCGCTACAACGATGCCAGCAGTTTTAATGCTTGTAGATCTTTTGGGATTCTATCGAGTCACTTCAGTGACGACAACGACATCTCAGTCGCTGACGAATACTCTTTCTAGTTTCTCAACATTTACAGCAGATGCTTCGACAGATATTTGCACTCATACCAATATCAATCTAATGCCGTACACAAGAGTGCAGTTAACCACTACAACGACGTTACCTGCAGGATTATCGCTTGCAACTGATTACTATGTTATCAAAGTAACGGACTTAACCTGTAAGTTTGCGACGAGCTACGCCAATGCCGTTGCAGGGACAGCCATTAACATTACCGATGCGGGTACAGGAACCCACACCATAAACACGCTATTACCTCGTTACACGAACGGAGCAGGTGTTCAAGCGTTCATGTGGAATACGAATGCGACAGCACTTGGAGCTGCGACTCCTAACTTATCAATCGGTTATACCAATAGTGAACAAACAGCATCAAGAGCCACCCCTACGACACTACCTATTGGCAAAACCGCCGCTGCAAACGGATTAGTTCTCTACTCAGGGACCGGCGCCGGGAAATATGGTCCTTTCATGCCGCTTCAGGGAAGTGATTCGGGGATTGCAAAAGTTGATTCAGTTACTATTTCTGTTTCTTACGTTTCTGGAGAATTTAGCATCGGACTTGCCAAACCTTTGATTGTGATGCCGATGACGACAATTGGTGTTGCTAGTGAAAGAGATTTCATGAACCAACTTCCTTCATTGCCTAGAGTATATGACGGAGCAAATTTAACTTGGATGCTTTACTCTGGAGCCGCCACTCCTACCAACTCGTCTTTCTTTGGTCATATTGATCTAGGATGGGGATAATAAATGCTACTTGGTAATCGGACTGTATTACAGAAAGCACCAGCGACTTTCAGAAACGGAACAAGTACCGCTGGTGCTTATGCTGGTCAGGTTATTAACAATCTTACTCAGTCGGGACGCAATAGAAATATCTATGTCAACGATATGGTTCAAACTGTAAACAGAGCTGATGCTATTCCTATTGGATATACACATCCATACAATTATGTAATGCCATTAAAAAACGGTGGTATGGCATCGCTGAAAAACATAAGTGCGAATATTTCTAATAGCGCAGATATTTCTGGAGGAAAAAACGCAGATGCTTCGCTAAGCGCATTGATGAGCTTATCAAATGCTGACATGGGATTGATTGTTTCAGCAATCGCTGATCTATCTGCTTCGATTGCAGTGACAAATGCAGAGCTTGCAGCGGTTCTTTTAATGACTGCTAACTCTCTTTCGGCCACAGGAACTCTTACTCCGCCAATTCTTGGGGCAATAGCTGGTATTATTGGATCATTGTCTGGGACAATAAGCACATCAGCATCAATGGAAAACAGCGCAGGTTTTATGAGTGCTGATATCACGCCTTACACAGAACTAAGTCCAGAAAACCTCGCCTCAGCCCTACTTAACTCATTACTTTCTCAGTATAATGATCCAGGTACAGTCGGCGAGGCTCTAAACAATGTTGGCGCTAGTGGCAATCCTTGGGCCTCAGACCTTTCTGCAAATAATTCTAGTGGTACATTTGGTGAAAGAATACAGAAGTTGTTAACTCTTGCACAGTACGTAGGTGTCAACAAATGAGTACCGTAGAAGTATCTACTGGATATAGTCCAAGGCCTCATCAACAGTACGTACATAAGAATAGAAAAAGATTTAATGTGATATGCTGCCATAGAAGATTTGGTAAGACTCATTTATCTATAAATGAACTCATACATTGCGGTCTTACTAATGGTAAGAAGAATCCTCAGTATGCATATATAGCCCCCACATATGGCCAGGCTAAGAGAGTTGCGTGGGATATATTAAAAGATTATCTTAAGAATATTCCAAATGTTGAATTTAATGAATCTGAGTTACGTGCAGATATTAAAAGACCTGCAACTAGGGATAGAGTTCGTATCATGCTTCTAGGGGCTGAGAATCCAGGAGCTTTACGAGGACTTTATTTAGATGGTGTAGTACTTGACGAATATGCAGAAATGAATCCAGAGGTATGGGGTATGGTGATACGTCCTGCTCTTTCAGATAGAGAAGGATGGGCTATTTTCATTGGTACTCCTAAAGGGCAGAATCATTTCTATGAAACATATTTGCTAGCCGATGGTAAACAAGACTGGTTTAGAGCCATATTTAAGGCAAGTGAGACACAGATAATACCAAAGGCTGAGTTAGAGGCAGCTGAGGCTATTATGAGTGAAGAAGAATACGAGCAAGAATATGAGTGTTCTTTTCAAGCAGCTTTAGTTGGTGCGTACTATGGTAAGATTTTAGCTAAGTTAGAATCTAGAGGTAGAATTACAAGTGTACCATTTGATCCAGCTTTACCTGTTATGACAGCATGGGATTTAGGTATAGACGACAGTACATCAATTTGGTTTATACAAATGTACCGTACAGAGATACGTATTATAGATTATATGGAAGGATCTGGGGAAGGCTTGGAGTACTATATAAAAGAATTACAGCAAAAAAATTATATTTACTCAGCTCATTTCTTTCCGCATGATATTGCAGTAAGGGATTTAATTACTGGTAAAACTAGACTAGAGCTTATTAGATCTTTAGGGCTTAAAAATATAAAAGTAGCTGCTAAATTAATGGTAGCCGATGGGATACAAGCCGCTAGAAATTTATTAGAAAGATGCTGGTTTGATAAGGACAAATCAAACCAAGGAAGAATAGGAGATCAGAGAGGACTTGAATCTTTGAGAAACTATCAGAAGAAATGGGATTCTAAAAATAAAACATTTCTGAATAGCCCATTGCATAATTGGGCATCGCATGGAGCTGATGCATTTAGAACATTGGCTGTTTGTTTATCGGATGAGTACGCAGAAGATGCAGATGATAAGCGTAGTAGATTGCCTAGAATAAGTGTTAATGAATACGCTGTAGTGTAGGAGGATATATGGCAGGACCAAAGAGAAGTAGTTCAAATACACCGCAAGCATATAACCAAATGGTTAGTATTGCGGGACAAAATCAGGCAAATACTAATAATCTTTTAGAAAGACAGCAAAGAGCTAAGGAAGCTCGTGTTGGTTATAGTCCTGGAGCTAAGTATGGGATTAGTTTAGAAGCAGCGGAAAGTATTATAGCTCAAAGAGATAAGGAAAAGATTCAAGCTAATTTAGACGCTAAGGCAAAAGAGATGGGTTTTGCTAATGAGCAAGATAGAGTATCTCAGGTATCTCGTATCATAGATTCATTTGGTAAAGTAAAAAAGGGTAAATTACCTGCGGCATTGGCTGGATCAAAAGCTGGCTATATGGGAAATACTCCTGGGATTATGACGAAAGCTGGTGGTTAATATGGGTGGTCCAATGGGGCATAAGCCAGTAGATATAAACACTGGTTTAGATAAAGAGACAGAAGATGCGTATAAAAAAGTAAGCACTATACTAGGAATGCTTTCGCAAACTGGTATTAAACCTCCTGAACAGACTAGCGAATTGACTCGTAATAGCGAGTACAAGCCGAATCCAACTGAGCTTACTCGCTTTATGAATAATACGAGGGTTGTATGAAATATTTATCGGTAGAACAGATAAAGAAAAGATTTGAAAAAAAGAAAAGCACTCGTGGTACATGGGAAACTCATTGGGATGAGATTATAACTTATATTTTTCCGAGAAGAGGATCTGTAATTGGATCTAAAGCTGATGGGGAGAAGTTAAATACAATTCTTTTGGATAATACAGGAGTGCAGTCTAATGAATTATTGGCAGGTATGCTACATAGCATGCTTACTAATCCGGATTTATTTTGGTTTGAATTCACAACTGGTAATTTAGAATTAGATCAAAAAGATGCTGTAAGAAAATGGTTCCAACAAGTTATTAGACAAATACATAGTACTCTTAATAACACTAATTTTCAGACAGAAGCGGCTGAGATGTACTTAGATATCACGTCTTTAGGGACTGGTTGTCAGCATATAGAAGAGTCTGATGAACAAGTAGTTCGCTTTATGACTTACTTTGTGAAAGACTATTACATCGATGAAGATTACCATGGAAGAGTATCTGAGTTAGATAGATGTTGGAAGTGGCCTACTTCACAAATAATTGCAAAATGGGGTAAAGATAAACTTCCTGCTAGGTTGCTTGAGGATTTTAATAGAGGTAAAGATGATCCTATTGAAATTATACACACGGTGTATCCTGCATATGTTGCTGATGATGAGTATAGGGATGATAAGTGGCTATCTCAGTATGTATTGCCTGCGTACGATCACGAGTTGGATCATGGTGAATTTGACAGTTTTCCATATGTAGTTCCTAGATGGGGTAAAGCTAGTGGAGAGAAGTGGGGTAGATCTCCGGGCATGAATGCACTTCCAGAAATGAAAGTGCTAAACAAAATGAATGAAACAATGCTCAAAGGAGCACAGAAGGTTGTAGATCCTCCAGTACAATTGCCAGATGATGGTTTTATTTTGCCATTTATAACAAAGCCAGGTGGTATAAATTATTATAGATCTGGTACAGATATAGCAAAACCAATATTTAATGACACTAGAATTGATTTTGGTTTTCAGGCTATGGAGGACAGAAGACAAAGAGTTCGCGATGCATTTTACGTGGATCAATTAAAGCTTCGTCAAGGTGGTCCTATGATGACTGCAACAGAGGTTATGCAGCGTACAGAGGAGGCTATGCGCCTTTTAGGTCCAATGCTTGGTCGTATGCACCAAGAATACTTAAAGCCTATGGTTGAAAGAGTGTACAATATAATGCTGAAGAGAAATTTACTGCCTAAACCTCCTCCTGAGTTAGATGGAGTTAGGCTTGATGTTAAGTACTCTTCAATGATTGCTAAAGCGCAGAGGATGTCTGATGTACAGAATATTACTCGCACACTTGAGACAATAGCTCCATATTTACAGTTAGATCCTGCGGCTGGGGATAACTTTAACGTGGACAATGTTGTACGTATAGTGGCAGGAATATTAGGATTTCCTCAAGAAGCTATACGTAATGCAGAAGAAGTAGGACAGATACGGCAGCAAAAAGAAGAGGAAAAGCAGGCTACATTACAGGCGCAACAGGAAGAGATGGCTATGAAAAATGCTCAGATGGGCGCGCAGACTATGAAGGTAATGAATGAGTAAGACAGTACAAAAAAGATATGCTAAAACATTAGAAGCGTATGACTTAGTATTTAAATCTCCTGCAGGACAAATTGTACTCCAGGACATGATGAAAAATCATGGAATATTATCAAATATTTTTTCTGGGGATGTAAATCAAATGTTGGTTAAAGAAGGGGAACGCAACTGCGTTCTTCGTATTTTGCATATATTGAAGATGGACGTAAAAACTATTTTAGAAAGGATTGACGATGAAGATTCGATCATGGGTTAATGAAGTAAGGGATACAAAAGAAACTGGTGACGGAGGTGGATCTGGTGGCAGTTTACTTACTTCATCTAATGCAGGGGGCGGATCTTCAGCTTCCAAAGGGGTCTCAAATCCTTCAAATAGCTCAATTGGAGAAAACTCAGCCACTGGAAACTCTAGTGCAGGTAAGACTTCCCAGGAAGGGACAGTTAAAAATTGGAGATTGGAGCTGCCTCCTGAGTTACAGGAAGATGCCACATTACGAAAGTACAATGACGTTTCTTCCTTGGCAGCAGCCTACATCAACGCACAGAAATTGATTGGTTCTGACAAAGTTTTTATTCCTGGAAAACACGCGTCTGAGCAAGATTGGAATAATGTATATCGTAAGTTAGGCCTTCCAGAAAAGATCGATGATTATGGTATCAACTTTAAAGAAGGTGTTACGATTGATCAGGAATTTTCCAATGCTTTTAAAGAAACAGCTTATAAGTTAGGTATACTGCCAAAACAAGCCCAGGCTCTCGCAGACTGGTTCTCTGACGTCAATACTACGGCTGAGACTAAGTATATGGAAGAGATTAAAGGAAGCCAGGGGAAGGCTTTGGAGGGACTTAAAAGCGAATGGGGAAATGCATATGATGCTAACTTGAGTAGAGCCCAGCAGGTCATTAAAAATTTTGGTGATCAGGAACTACTTACGCACTTGGAAGAGACCGGATTAGGGAATGATACAAAGCTGATTAAGTTCTTAGCTGGTATTGGTGGAAAGTTATACAAAGAATCCCCTATAGTAGGTGGAGATTCCGGAGGAGCTCAGATTCCATCACC